TCAGTATCTTATAATAGAACTAAAAAGCAAGGCGATGCTACTGTTACAGTAAGTGCTAATGCTGACAGCATGGAAGAACTACATCAGATACTAAAACTTGCTGGTATAGACCCACATGGTTTAGAAGGTCATAAAGAGCCTGATCATGAAGAACATGGTTGTGATGACGATTGTGCGGATGATTGCCCAGACTGTGACCACGAACAACCACAAGACGGTCCAGTAATTGTTAGTCTTAAGCCTAAAGGTGACCACGGTTATAATTCAGTAGGCGGCGATAAAAAAGAGATTTTAAATGCTCTTATGAATCGTTACAAAAGCCTGTAAACACTTTTTTTAATCCAAAACCTATATAAATAACTGCATGCCACAAGGAACGCAGGATTATAGTCTAACGAAAAAAGCATTTGCCAAGCAAACGTTTACGGAAGATCACATTGAACAAATTTCTAATTGTATGGACCCTATTACAGGGCCAGCATACTTTATGAAACATTTTGTTAAAATCCAGCATCCAACAAAAGGTGGTATCAAGTTTGAGCCTTTTGAATTTCAGGAAAGGCTAATCCACACTTATTCGCAATACAGATATAGTATTAACATGTTACCTAGGCAGACAGGTAAAACAACATGTGCGGCCGCATACTTACTTTGGTATGCTATGTTTGTTGCTGACAGTACAATACTTGTAGCGGCACATAAACACACAGGCGCACAAGAGATTATGCAACGTATTAGATACGCATACGAAAGTGTACCAGATCATATTAGAGCAGGGGTCACTGAATACAATAAGGGTAGTTTAAGTTTTGATAATGGTAGTAGAATAGTAAGTGCTACAACAACAGAAAATACTGGTAGAGGTATGTCACTTTCATTAGTATACTTAGACGAGTTTGCGTTCGTGCCACCTAGGATAGCCAGTGAGTTTTGGACAGCACTATCACCAACATTAAGTACAGGTGGTAAGTGTATTGTAACAAGTACGCCTAACAGTGACGATGATACATTTGCTAATATTTGGCATCAAGCAATACAGCAAGTTGACGAGTACGGTGAAGAAACAGATGTAGGTACAAACGGATTCAAAGCATTCCGTGTTAATTGGCAAGAGCACCCAGACAGAGATGAATTGTGGGCGAAAGCAGAACGTAGTAGGATCGGAGAAGAAAGATTTAGACGTGAACACGAATGCGAATTTATTATATACGACGAAACACTTATTGACTCACTTAAATTAGTTGACATGAAAGGTGTTGATCCACTAAGACGTAGTGGACAAATACGTTGGTATGAGCAAATAGACCCAAACAAAATATATGCTATAACACTTGATCCTAGTACAGGAACAGGCGGCGACAATGCCGCTATAGTGTGCTATGACTTACCTACAATGAATCAAGTATGCGAATGGCAACACAACAAAACACCTATCGAAGGACAAGTAAAATTACTAAGAGATATAGCAAAAGAAATAAAAAGTTACGGTGCTACAGAAATATACTGGACTGTAGAAAACAATGCTATTGGTGAAGCGGCATTAGTTGTAATAAGAGACACTGGTGAGGAAAGTTTCCCAGGCACATTCTTACATGAGCCTAATAAAGTACAAGGCAAAAAAGGTAGAAAAGGATTCCATACACATCATAAGAATAAAATGGAAGGTGCCCTAGCAATGAAACGTTTAATCGAAAACGGTAAACTAAAATTGCGTAGTAAAAATATAATTAGAGAATTAAAAGAATTTGTAGCACGTGGTACAACATTTGCCGCTAAACCAGGCGGTAGTGATGACTTAGTAATGGCTACATTAGTAGCAGTTAGAATGATAACATATATAGCACAATACGAAGATGCTATATATGACGAAATAGAAACAAGTGTTGATGACGATGACGATTGGAACGGTCCATTGCCTATCGGCGTTTTATAATCGTATTTTTTGATAAATATAAGTATGAAAAACAGCGAAGACTTAGGAAATGAAGTATTTGAATTCTTAAAGGGTTTAGGAATAAGTATCGCTCTATTTGATAAAAATGGCGACGATACTCTAGATGCCGAAGAAGCCAATAGGTTCTATAGTAAAGACCCAAACATTATGGTTACTATTGATTCTGATAATAAAGAATTAAAGTTAAGTAAATCAAAACACGTCGAAGACGACAAAATGGATAGGGTACACAAAGGTATTAAGAACCTTGCTCACAAATACGCATTTGATTTTGATTATAAAATTTATGGAAAAACGATTCAACCTAAGCACTCTGAATACAAATCAAAGATAAACAAAATGAAAGAATTAGAAGCAGGATTAACAGAAGCAAGTTTAGGTAAAATGTATGGTAGCATGAAAACAAGTTATCAACCCTTAGACTCAGTAAAAATTATTGTTAGGCATGGTAAAGCAGTCAACGAAGAAGTTAGAGGCTCAAGAAGCAGACAAATTTCTAAATTGTTTATTCAACGAGCAGACGAGAGGTTTGCGTTACCGCACAAAAGTTTAGCAGGTGCTAGAGCAATGGCACGCCACGTATATAACGGCGGCGAAGTACATGACTCAGTGGGTGTTGCTATCAACGAAATGGTTGAAAGCATAGATTCACTTTCAAAATTCGCAAGATATGTTACAAATAAAAATTTAGTTAACGAAGAAAATAATACACTTGTAACACTAGCACAGGAATCTGTACAAAACTTAAGACAGTCACTTAAAAAACTAAGTGGTGCTAAAACTTATGCTAGAGCAGTAGAAACAATTGATTTTACAAATTCATTAGAAATAACAGAAAACGCAGAAGATTTATCAGATTTATTTACAGAAAAGCATATTGACAATAGTGTATTAAATGCTTTTCCATCAATCAATAAATTGCTATCTGTACAACAAAAAATGGACGAGTATATATCAACAAGTATAGATAATTTAAATATACAAGTACCTATTTCAGAAGAAGGAATTGAATATCCTAACAAACACTCTGAAGTAGCACATAAATTATCAGTTATTGCTGAGTTTGTTGAAGACAAAATTTTAAAGAATTTTGTTGAAAACTGTAGTACAAAAATACTTAAAGGTAGTAAGTTAGACGAGAATTCAATGTCTAATATTAAAAAATTGATTTCAAAAACTAATATGGAAAGTGTATCAAAAGATACAGCAGAAATACTAGAATTCATCGATTTTACCAGAAAACTTGACAATATAGTAGAAAATTAATAAATATTTTCTGTAAAGTTAGTTTAAAAGAAATTTTAAATTAAATTACATAACATGGCAAAAAGAGGTTGACTTTAACCTCGAAAGGCATTATAATAGGCAACATGTGTAGAAATAAATTTACACAGAACATGGCAAACATAGGAGAAAGACATGGCAACATTGGCTGAAATTAGAGCAAAACTAGCCGCAATGGATTCAAAACCCGGAGGCGGTTCATCAACAGGTGGCGACAATGCTATCTACCCATTTTGGAATATATCAGAAGGATCTAGTGCTACACTAAGATTTTTACCTGACGGCGATTCCAGTAACACATTCTTTTGGACAGAGCGACAAATGATTCGTTTATCGTTTCCTGGCATTAAGGGTGGCGACATGAAACCTACAACTGTACAAGTACCTTGTATGGAGATGTGGGGAGAACAATGTCCGGTCCATAACGAGATCAGACCTTGGTTCAAAGATCCTTCATTAGAGGATATGGGTCGTAAATATTGGAAGAAAAGAAGTTACATTTTCCAAGGGTATGTAGTAGATAGTCCACTACAGGAGGATTCAACTCCAGACAACCCAATCCGTAGATTTATTATCGGACCTCAAATCTTTAATATTATTAAAGGTGCGTTAATGGACCCGGATATGGAAAATATTCCAACAGATTATGTGAACGGCACAGACTTTAGGTTATCAAAAACCATGAAAGGTCAGTATGCTGATTACTCAACAAGTAAGTGGGCAAGAAAAGAAAGATCTTTAGATGAGACAGAACTTGCCGCAGTAGACACACATGGTCTATATAACTTAAAAGACTTCTTACCTAAGAAACCGACTGCTGAACAAGTAGACATAATTTATCAAATGTTCCAAGATTCAGTAAACGGTGAGTTGTTTGACAATGAAAAATACGGAGAGCACTTTAGACCAAATGGTCAAGCCGCTCCAGTAAAATTACAAGCAACAACTCCACCGGCACAGAGTACTACTCCGGTAGCGGCTCCAACAGCACCAGCAGTGGAAACACCTGCTCCAGCAGTTGAGGCACCGGCACCAGAGGTAGCACCAGTAGTAGAGAGTGCTTCTGCCAATGACACTCCGGCATCTACTGATAATTCTAAGGCATCGGCTGAAGATATTTTAGCCATGATTAGAAACCGTCAGCAATAATTGACGGACTGTAGCCTTACTTAGGGTTTTGAATACTTGGTCCTGTTTACTTCAAAGAACTGGTAAGGCTACCTTTTTTAAGGGTAACTATGAGTACATTATTAGCATTGGGCGATAGCCACACATTCGGAGCAGAAATACTAGGTGAGAACAATCACTATGATATTGGTAACTCCTTATTGGCTTATCCACAAAAGTTAGGCGACGAACTTAATATAGATAAAGTTGTAAACTTAGCACAACCTGGTGGTAGTAATATGCGAATTGAACGAATGTTAATTGAGTACTTAGCAAATAATAACAAACCAGATTTAGTTGTTATAGGCTGGACAGTAATTGGAAGATTTGAATTTTGCGAAGGATTACTAGAGGACGGAGATTATAAATACAGAGAAATTAACTCCTGGCTCAACCCAGATTGGGGCAAAGATTCTGAACAATATAAAATGTGGAAAAACTTATTACCAATTACAACAGCAGATGATCTATTAGCACAAAAATATAGATCCATACTATACGCAATGAACCTTTTAGAAAATAAAAACATTCCATATATAATGTTTGATGTAATGAATGATCATATCAACCAGGCAGAAACAGAGGTTGGTGACATAATTGAATGGAACGGTGATCACAAAACAGATAAAGTATTAAAACAAGCAACGGAATGTAAAAACTACCTTAGAGGAGAAAACATGGATTATTGGTCTTATGTTTTCAACACAGGATTTGATGATGTAGCAATGAATGGCGGCCATGCCAATGAAGCAGGTCACAAACATTGGGCATTAAAACTAAAGCAGGAATTACAACACAGAAATATATACGGAGAAGAAAATGCAGAAACCATTTGATTTAAGCAAATTTAGAACTGGCATCACTAAAAGTATTAGTGGTATTAGTGCCGGTTTTCACGATCCAGTAGATTGGATCAGTACAGGTAACCACACACTCAATTATTTGATCAGTGGTGATTTTAATAAAGGCGTACCACTAGGTAAAGTTAGTGTGTTCGCTGGTGAGTCCGGTTCAGGTAAAAGTTTTATCTGTTCAGGAAATTTAGTTAGGAACGCACAAGACCATGGTTGTCAAGTTGTGTTATTTGATAGTGAAAATGCTCTAGACGAGGATTGGCTAAAGGCATTGAACGTTGACACTAGTCCAGAAAAACTATTAAAGATTAGTGTATCAATGATCGATGATGTAGCGAAATCCATTTCAGAGTTTATGAAAGACTATAAAAGCAATTACGGTGATTTAGAGTATGACGAAATGCCTAAGTTACTATTTGTTGTGGACAGTCTGGGTATGTTGCTAACCCCAACTGATGTAGATCAGTTCCAAAAAGGTGACATGAAAGGTGACATGGGTCGTAAGCCTAAGGCTCTTACAGCATTGGTTAGAAATACTGTTAACCAATTAGCACCATACCCAATTGGTTTAGTTTGTACTAACCACACATACGCATCGCAAGATATGTTTGATCCAGACGATAAGATCAGTGGCGGACAAGGCTTTGTGTATGCGAGTAGTATTGTAGTTGCTATTAAAAAACTTAAACTTAAAGAAGACGCAGACGGTAACAAAGTGTCAACTGTACAAGGTATTAGGGCGGCATGTAAAGTTATGAAGTCAAGATATAGCAAACCGTTCGAAGGCGTACAAATTAAAATTCCATATGAAACTGGAATGGACCCATATAGCGGATTACTCGAAATGCTAGAAACAAAAGGTATAGTAGATAAAGTTGGTAACAAATTATCTTATGTATCTCCTGTTACTGGAGAAGAAATCAAAGAGTTCAGAAAAGGCTGGACTGGAGATAAACTTCAGGTAATTATAGACGAATGGGGACAAAATCCTAAAGCAGTTGCGGAAGAAGTTGAAGAAGACTTTGACGAAAGCGAAATGGATGACCCTTCAGTATATGAGGAGAATGTTGAATGAGCGATATGACTCTTATAATCGAAACATGGGAATCAGTAAAACCATGTGTAAATCCTAAAGAAAAGGATGACGCATGTGCTTCACTTGTAAGAGTGTTTGACGAACATGGATTATTGGATTATGATAAAGTTGGTATTAACGATTGCGATAGTTATCTAAAGCAGGCAATCGAAGAATATTACGAAGTCGACGAAAGCGACGAAGACGAGGATTGGGATTACTAATGGCTGGTTGGTATAACAAAGTTTCAGATGATTTAAGCAACATTATTGATTGTATAGATTATTACGAGGCCGAGTTAGCAGAAGCCAAAAAGGAATGCTACATAAAAGGTAATGTGGAACGTAATAGTGCCGCATTACCTGGCGTCACAGAGCATCGCTTTAATCAGTTACAAGAAATAGAAGCAATTCTAGAGCATATTAACATTCAATTAAGAAGAACTCGTAGCAAGGTATTTAGAAACTTTTTAGAAAGTTACAACAGACAATTGACAAGCAGAGATGCTGACAAGTACGTTGATGGCGACGATGACGTAGTTAATCTAACGTCATTAGCAAATCAATTTAGTCTATTAAGAAATCAGTACCTTGGTATAATGAAGGGATTAGACACAAAGCAATGGCAGATAGGACACATAGTGAAACTGAGAACAGCAGGAATGGAAGACATCTCTCTATAGAGACCATTTGTTCATTAGTAGACACATTCAAAGAAAACATTTCTGACAACCTTACTGAGGAAGATATTGTTAAGGTTTCTTTAGACGACACGTCTTATAGTGTTTTTAGTACATTATTTAAATGGTTTCCGTATACCATTACAAATGATCAAAAAGTAAAAACTACTACAACAATTACAGAAGATTCAAAAAACATTGTTGTTTTACATAACGACAAAGAAACCTTAATACCATTAGAATATACTAACACTTATAGAAATAACTATGAAGCAATTTTTGATAAATTTTTAAAATGGTCTAACTACACTAATGTAAATTGCCAGTCACACGACAGTTATACTGATAAGTTAAACGGTATATTAGTAATGCGAGAATCACATTTACATCAAATGCAGTATTTTAAAGATTGTATTATTACTGCTAATAATTGCGACATTGATACAATAAAAGCACTAGAACAAACAAAAACAGTTTCACTAGCAGTAAATCTACAAGATAATAAATTAGATTTAGATAGTGTTAAAAATCACTGTGAACACTCAGCAGAATTTATTGCTGGAATAATTATACCCGAAGATGTAGAAGTTAGTAAAGAAATTGTTGACGAGTTACACAATATAGATTCATATGTATATAAGCAATGTAGTTACAAAGAAGTGTTAGATAGTAACAAGTTTTTTGACTTAGGTGTAGACATAATTGGCTTTGGTCCTATTGCCACTACAGACGAACTGTCGCCCTACTTACCAGGAGTATCCAGCATCTCATATGGCAACATATATAACAGGCCTGTACACGGAAGAAGTGTAGCAATATTGGATACATTGGGCTCTGATGTATAATTTTATTGTTGTTGGCGGAACATGCCTTAATAGATTACATACACTTGATACCGAACTATGTAATATAGTTGACGCAACTTCTTTAGATCATTTTAAAGAATTTGTAGATAAAGGTTATAAAGTTATAATACATGGCTTACATAATAATCCAAATTTAGAATTTAAAGAGTATATTGATTATTTAAATCAAAACAACATACCTGTTATTATCGATGCCTTGTATGAAGCAAATGTAATGAAGTTTCATTACTGTAATTTAACTGTACCAACAACATTACTAACAGCAAATATGCTTATCAAAGAGCATAATAGTTTTGACAATGTTATTTCTGTACCGTATTTTTTACTTCAGTCTTATGTATTATGGACTAATGAATTTAAAATAGAACCCGTAACATATCAAGAACATATTAATAATAATAAAAAATCCTTCTTGTGTCTTAACGGTGTTAATAAACCTGGTAGAAGATTTACATACGATTACTTACGACAAAACAATTTACTCGAAGAAGCAATCTTTAGTTTTACAAACAGAAATTCTGGTGTTGATACTATAGAAAAATACCCTACAATTTATCTTGACGACGACATAGAAAATAACAACGACGGAGTTACATGGGACAATACATTTAGAAAAAGTTGGTTTTTAAATACAAATTTTAATTTGGTAACAGAAAGTTCTTCTAGTAACGAAGCATCGTCAGGACCACAACCCTTACAGCAATTTAGTAATGCTTTCTTCCCAACAGAAAAAACATTCAAACCAATATTTAATTCGCACCCATTTATTTGTATAGCAGATAAAGACTATCATAAAAATTTAAATGAATTTTTAGGCATAGAATTGTATGACGAAGTTTTTGATTATTCGTTTGACAAAATAGAAGATCATGAACAAAGATGGCGAGAGGTATTACATCAATGTGAAACTACTATAGACTACACACAAATTAAAGATAAATTAGAGCATAATCAAAACTTGTTTTTGGATTATGGTAAAAAGAAAAATATACTAGTTGATCTGTTAAATCAGATTGACAATGTGTATAATTAATGTATAATAGATTATATGGCTAGACAAACTAGATTAGAGATTAGAGACGAAGTAAATATCAAGTTCCATGACTTAGATGTAGCCACACGAAGAAAACTGTCTGACACTTGTAAATATTTTTTACCATACGCATATCATATGCCAGCATACAAATTAGGACGTTGGGATGGTTATGTGAGATTTTGTGATATAGGTGGTAGAAGTTATTTAAATTTATTAGATAAACTTTTACCAGTAGTAGCAGAATTAGGTTACGAAGTACAAGTTGATGATAAAAGACAGCATTGGGAGTTTTCGTTTGACAAGGTTGAACAAGATGCTTACGACCATTGTAGTTGGCCTAAAGGACACCCAGCAGAAGGATTACCAATTATACTTAGAGATTATCAAGTTGAAATAATTAATAAGTTTTTAGCAAATCCGCAATGCTTACAAGAAATTGCCACAGGTGCTGGTAAAACACTTGTAACAGCAGTACTAAGTCATCAATGCGAAAAGTTTGGTAGAACAATAGTGATAGTGCCTAATAAGGACCTTGTAACGCAAACAGAAGCGGACTACAAGCATTTAGGACTAGACGTTGGTGTTTTCTATGGAGACAGAAAAGAATACAATAAAACGCACACAATTTGTACATGGCAAAGTTTAGAAATATTACATAAAAAATCTAAGGCCAAAGAAGCAGTAGATTTTGACATACAAACTTTTATAGACGGTGTTGTATGTATTATGGTTGACGAAGTACACAAAGCAAAAGCAGATGTATTAAAACAATTACTAAGTAGTGTGTTTGCTAATGTGCCTGTACGTTGGGGACTAACAGGAACTATACCTAAAGATCAACACGAAGCAGTAGCATGTACAAGTACCATTGGTCCTGTTATAGGGCAACTAAGTGCTAAAGAATTACAGGAACGCGGAGTACTTGCTAACTTAGAAGTAAACATACTACAACTTAAAGATACACATGTTGGATTTAGCAACTATGCTCAAGAATTAAAATGGATTACAACTAATCCAGAACGAATACAGTTTATAAGCGATATGGTTAACGGCATTAAAGATTCAGGTAATACACTTATTCTAGTTGATAGAATAAAAACAGGTGAGTTATTAATTGAAAAAAATCCTGACTGGGTGTTTATATCAGGTCAGATGAAAGCAAATGAAAGAAAAGAAAATTATGATGAAGTTGCTGATTCTGAAGGCAAAGTAATTGTTGCTACATATGGTGTAGCGGCAGTAGGTATTAATATACCAAGAATATTTAATTTATTATTAGTAGAACCAGGCAAAAGTTTTGTTAGAGTAATACAAAGTATCGGTAGGGGTATTAGAAAAGCAAAAGACAAAGACTTTGTAAATGTGTATGATATTACTAGCACACTAAAATATAGTAAAAAACATTTAACAGAGAGAAAGAAGTTTTATAAGGAGGCTCAATACCCTTATAAAATTACAAAAGTGGAGTATGTATGAATATATTGACTGTAGAAAATAACGTATATAATCTGGATAGTGTTCCGGATCAAATTGATGACTTGAGATATTGTGTTTTAGACGTAACCGATCCTGAGTACTATGACTATTTTTGGCACCCGTTGGTGTTCCTTGAAAGTTTTTATTCGCCAGCAATGGTTTTAAACATTGGCGGCAACGAAATTCAAATGCCAATGGATTGGAGTATAGCAATTTGCGATGATGACGCACATTCTGAAATTGAAATAGTTCCACTTACAAGTTTAAACAACAGAGGTTTTAAAACACCTGTGTTCAACCCGATGGATAACAAAATACCTAAAATAGAAGAAGTGTTTATAACAAACATCTATCAAGAAGTAAAATGGTTTTTTCCAAAATTAAAACACGGTCATTTATTAGTAACACCAATAGAAAATAAAAATGTTCCTAAGAGTGTGTTGTTTGTAAAAGAAGCAAACAAGATTCCAGACCCTGTTGATTTAAGTGATGTATTTTAAGGAGATATAATGGCAAAAAGAAAATATAGAATAGAAGGCGGACATTATGGCGGAGAATGTGTAATAGGCGAAGTTAATAATCACTTTGTTAGCAACACAGTTACATTAGATGAAAGTCAATTAGTTGATACAATTTTAGAATTTGATGACTGGAATCCAGATATTGATGAAAATGCTGAAATAGAAGACCCAGAACAATTATCGCCGCCAAGAGAAGATTATTATATGTGGGAGTGCGATGACATTGAACACATTAATGGTCCTTATGCTGACGGTGGATTTACAGTATATGAAGTTCCAGCAGATGGTTCAGATAATTGGGATTACGACAATGAAGTATGGCAAGGTGAAGCAATTCATATGTATGGAAGAGAAGGCGGATACTTTGGTAGTGAAGAACCTGAAGAAGTTACAGACGAAGTAGTACCCGTACTAGCATTTATGAGTTCTGAAAAAGGTACATTTGGTGTCTGGTTTGTTGAACTAGATGAAGAGTTTGATCCATACAAATTAGGCATGGGAGTTGTAGAAACTAACCTTGGAGAATTCGTTGATAGAGTGTACTACAATAAGGTGGAGTTAGATACAGATTACGACTATAACGATACTACCGGTAAAAGTTACCACGCAGAGGTAGGATGGTTAAATAAAAAGTGGCATGACTCGTACGAACAATATGAGGAACTCGATGAAGACTACTTAACTGAATTCGACGAAAATGCCAATTGGGAACGTGAACAGAACGGAGAATAAATGAGAGTATTAATATTTGGATTACCAGGAAGTGGTAAAACATATTTAGCAGAACGACTCGTTGAATACTTAGGCGATAAAGTTGCTTGGTTCAACGCAGATAAAGTGCGAGAAGAAGCAAACGATTGGGACTTCTCAGACGAAGGTAGATTAAGACAGAATCAGCGAATGTTGTCTTTGTGTGAAAACGCAGAAGCAGAAGGAAAGATTGCAATCGCAGATTTTGTTGCTCCATTTGAAAAAGCAAGAAGAGATTTTAGTGCTGACTACGAAGTGTTTATAGACACTATCAAAGAAGGAAGATTTGAAGATACTAACAAAGTATTCGAAAGACCTTATGTGTCAGACTACAATGTACACGAACAACGTGGTGACGTAGATGCTAAAATCATTGCTTATGAAATTGGGCAAAGATTTATTTGGGATAACAAAGCACCTACAACACAGATGCTTGGTAGATTCCAACCTTGGCATCCTGGACATCAAGCATTGTTTGATAGAGCATTAGCCAAACACGGACAAGTGTTTTTGATGGTTAGAGATATGCCAACAGATGAAAAAAATCCTTTTCCAGCATATGAAGTTATAGAAAACTTACAACAGAGTTTGTGTAACTTTGCTGGCAAAGTAAAAATAGAGGTTGTACCTAACCTCCTAAACATAACGTATGGTAGAGATGTTGGATATAAAATTGAGCAAGAAGTTTTTGACGATGCTATACACGATATCAGTGCTACAAAAATACGTGAACAAATGAGAGAAGAAGGAAAACT